CCAGCTACGAATCCAGAAATGTATGGGCATCTGGCTGGCAAGCAAATGAGCCTAACATGGTTGGAACATCACATGATATTTCCACTTGGGTGGACCGATCTCGTTCCATTGGGAATTCACAAGTTCCAGCAGTGGCGGCACTCGCATGGAGAATTCTTGGAGGTGGAAAATGACTAAGCGCCCTGCGTTTCAATTCTACCCCGGCGATTGGCTGGGGTCGCAGCGGGTTTCCCTGCTGACACTGGAGGAGGAGGGGGCGTATCTGCGCTTGCTGGCTTCCTGCTGGCAACACGGATCGATCCCTTCCGATCCCGAAAAGATCGCCCGACTCATTGGCAAGGGTAGTTCAACTAACCTTGCAACTACCTTGGCAACTATGTTCCAGCAACACCCCACCGACTCGACATTGTTGGTGCATGACCGGCTGGAGAAGGAAAGAGCAAAACAGGATGCTTGGTCAGAAAAATGCCGAGAAGGTGGCAAAAAGTCTGCGGAACTACGGAAAATCGGCAAGGGTAGTTCAAGTTTAGTTGAAGGGTTGTTGGAAGGTAGTTCCAACAAAAAGGCAACTCTTCAGTCTTCTATTACTATTACTAATACTTCTTCTAACGAAGAAGTAGGCGCTGATCGCAAAAAATCCTACCTGCTGGATGAGGAGTTTTGGGCGGAGATGCGGCGGCACTATCCGGGCATCGATGTCGATGCGGAGTCCCGCAAGATGGATGCGTGGCTCCTCGCCCGCCCCGGTCGCAAGAAGACCCGCCAGTTTGTCATCAACTGGCTCAACAAGGTCGAACCGGCGCTCGCGCCAGCCAAGGTCGAGGAGGTCGAGCAATGGTAGCCACGGTCCAATGCTGCGCGACCGAGTCGTGCTACAACTCGGTGCCGGTTCCGGGCGATGATCTGCTTCGGATTTTTCCGAACATCAAAATCCTCTGCGACGAGTGCGATCTCGAAAGAATCGAAAGGCTGAAGCAGGAGCAGGCCGCAGAGGAGCAGGAGAGGCGGCAGGAGGCGTTCAATGCCCTCTGCCCACCAATCTACCGCGAAAGCGACCCCAAACGCATTCCTGCGGCCTTCCTGCGCGAATGCGAGGCATGGCGCTTTAATCCGGTCGGCCTCGGTCTCGTCGGGCCTGCGGGCTGCGGGAAGACGCGAGCGGCGTGGATACTGCTCAAGCGTCTGCATTTTGAGAACTTGCGAGTCTTTGGCATCACCTCCACGGGTTTTGCGAAAGCCTGCGCGGATCAATTCCACGACAATCCGCAGGCGAAGGCGCTGGCGGAGGACACGCTGACCCGCTGCCGCCGCACCAAGGTGCTGCTGCTCGATGATCTCGGAAAGCAGAAGATGACCGAGCGCAGCGAGTTGGAACTCTTCGACCTGCTGGAACACCGATCATCCCACGAACTGCCGGTGATCTGGACGGCGAATGCCGCCAAGGGCGACCTCAGAAAAATGCTCTCGTCCGACAGGGGCGAGCCGATCCTCCGGCGGTTATCGGAGTTTACGAAAATCATCAATACATGAAAGTAAAACTTATTTTAATTCCTCGTTTTGCAAAGACTTGGGTTCATTTCGACCATCTTTTGGTGGATGCAGAAACAAACAAGGAATGTGGATATATGCATTCTGAAAGTTCGTGGGGATATGGAGACCCGCCATTCCCTTCTTTCCGGCATGACATTCCTATCGACTATATCGCAAGCGGAGACAAAAAAAAATGGAGAAAAGAACGCCCTTATTGTTTTTGTGATAATGAAGTTAAAACTACAGACTTCAATAAAAGACATCTTGAAATTTATAGGGACAAAAAATACGAAAGGCGTTCATTAGAATTTGTCGATGTCACCGTGCAAAATCCTGTTTATATAGACCCAAAAACAGCAACGGTTTGGAGGTATCGTAAAATTGAAAAGGATGTTTACTCAAAAAGGGCTTGGCTTTTTAAACAAATGCCTAATACAGAAATAACTCCAATTTGGTTTATGGATAACGACTCGTTCTTCTGGAGGAAAGATAAAATGTGCGAGACGGCATTTCTATCTGGAGAGCTTTTAAAGAAACTTTGCTCATGGCGTGAGGACCCTCGCAAGTTTCTCTACGAAAAACCAAAAAAAGACAAGCAGTGCATTATTAAATCAGTAACCAGACAACTCAAAAAACTTATCAAAACCGTCAAACCTATATCAGAACAAACCAAAAACTTCTTCAAACTCGCAGGAGCCTTCAAACACCTAAAAACACAACAAAAATATGCAAATTGAAAATAAAAACCAAAAAATAACTGAATTCGTTGCCCTCATCACCCAAGGCATCGAGTGTTGGAATAAAGCCGGGGAAATCGTCGTTCAACTTCTTGATGAACAGGAACTCACCATTTCCGATATCGCGCAAACTTCAGAGTTTCTGACCGAGGACATTGTGACCCGTTTTGAGCAACTGGGACGCAAACAACTTCTTCCTCGTTTGCTTGTCGCTGACTACCCGGCGGCGAAGCATCTTGTGCGGCTCCCATATAGCGAGCAAAAGCGGGCCGTGGAAAACTCGCTTGATCTACTTGTTTGCGAAGGCAAAGAAGCAAACATTCTGAAAGTAGGCGTGGAAAACTTGACCCCCACACAATGTAGGCAGGTTTTCGATGGCGACCAAGTTCGCTCCATTGGAGCGCAGCGGGCATGGATCGAGGATAGGCGAAGCATCGAAGAAATTCGCAAAACCTTAGAGCAGCCAGAATCGATTTACCAAGTGCGCGGAAAAAAGATTGTGATTCGCAGACCTTGCGAACTCACGGCAGGCCAACTCGCCGCAATGATTTCTGAAATAGAGGCAAAATAACAAAGTTTTGACTGATACCAATCCCCCGGAACAATAACAACCAAACAACATGACAACAACACACGACCTCGCAGACAAACAAAACCGCTATGTGACCGCCGAAGGCAAATACATCGCGAAAGTAAAGCAACCCGGCAACGGGTGGCTGGGCAAGACGAAGACCGGCACGGATTTTATCCGAGTGCCGCTCCTCATCGATGACCCGGATAGCGACCAGCATGGACGGGAAATCGTCTGGCAGGGCTGGCTCACCGAAAAGGCAACCAAGCGGACCTGTGACACGCTCGACCAGGCATTTGGCCGCGAGTGGGACATTAAATCGCTGGACGCTGGCAAGTCGCCGTTTCTCGGCCAGAAGTGCCGGATCACGGTGGAGGTCGAGGAATACAACGGCCAACCTCGCCACAAGATCAAATGGCTCAACCCGCTGGAATCCAAACCACGGGAAACCGAGCCACTCTCCAGCGACCGGCTGGCCACGCTCAATGAACGCCTCGCCGCCGCCCGCGCCTCCGATGACGAAATCTCCTTCTAAAGACTACCACTTGGAAGGGGTCCGAGACTTAGCCTGCAACATCATCTTGCAGGCGGTCGAGGACATCTGGAACCGCCAGAAATACAAATCAAAACACCAGCGGGCGATCATGGTGGAGGCTCGGCGGTCGGCTCGGCATTTTTTTAAGAACCGAGCGTTCAGCCAAGTCTGCTCCACGATGGATTTACCTGCGGACAAAATCAAAGACGCGGCATTCTACCCGGCGAAATACCCCGAGATCATAAAAATGCTGCGAGAGCGAAAAAAACGATGAACTGGACCCATGAACAACTCAGACAACTCGGCTACCGGCAAAACCCCGATGGTTCATTCTCTCACTCTTCAACTTCGCGGATACCTCACGCCCAGCCTCAACCGGCTCCTCGGCCAGCACTGGACGACACTCCAAAAGGAGAAGGTTCGCGCCCGCCACGCACTCGACTCCGCATTGAAAGAAAATCCGTTCGCTTACTTGATGCAGACAACTTCGCAGGCGGATGCAAGCCACTCATTGACCAGTTGCGCTACGCGAAACTCATCGAAGACGACGACCCGGAAACCATCGAAATCCTATTCCGGCAAACCAAAGTCAAAACGAAGTCCGAAGAAATGACTCAGATCGAAATAACAACCACAGGGGGAGTATGAGGGGGAGATTCCCAATACTTGTCAAGATCAATTTTGACTGATACCATCAACCCTATGAAATTGAACCCGAAACAAGAGGCTTTTTGCCAAGGGGTCGCGAGCGGATTGTCGCTCACCCAAGCCTACATCCGCGCCGGTTACTCGGAAAAGGGAGCCGATGGCGCCGCTTGCAAATTGCAAGGAAATGCAAGTGTGGCCTTCCGAATTGACGAACTCCGCGCCAAGTCGGAATCCAAGATGAGCTACAAACGCGAGACCTACCTCGAAACACTTCGCGAGCGGTTCATGGAAATGCCGCCGGAATCGGCGACCTGTGCGAAGTATGGTGAGATGCTCGCGAAGGCGATGGGATGGAACGAACCGGAGAAGATCGAGGTCGCCGGGGCCATGGACATCAACATCCGCATCGGTGGCCATTAACATCGACATCATCCCGCGCCCGCAACTCGCGAGCTACCTGCACCGGACGCAACGCTGGTCGGTGATGGTTTTGCACCGCCGCGCCGGGAAATCGTTCGTCTGCATCCAAGACCTCATCGCCAAGGCGCTCTCGCACAAGCGCAGCGGACCGCCGCTGCGCTACGCCTATGTGGCTCCGACCCGCGAGCAGGCGAAAGACATCGCTTGGAAATACCTTGTCCAGTTCACCTCGCAAATCCCCGGCGTGGTCATCAACAAGGCCGATTTGCAGATCACCTTCCACAACGAGGCGACGATCCGGCTTTACTCGGG